CATTTTTGCCTTCCCACTAATACATACAACTTACCAACGCCTAATCTTTTAAGTGCTTCCATTCTGTGTGCGCCATCTAGGGCATCTCTTTCCGCATCCCGTGCTATTGCTAACAAAGGTGGAAATCTATCACCCCTCTTTAGTGCATCCATATACTTTTTAACCTTATCCTCATCCATAGCTGACCAAATATCAATCTTATTAATGTCTAGCAGTTCAACCTTCCAGTTAAACGCTTCCGTGAATCCTGCTAAGTTGCCAAACGTAGTATCAAATCTATCAGCCACATTCCTGTTAATAGTTTTCTGGCTTTCTTCTTCTATACCGTTCCAATCAAATGCGTCATAGGCTCTTTGTGGATTACTAAACCCCACATCCACATCACTCTTATCTATAATCGGCATTGTCGTACATCTACATTGTGGATGTAGTGGTGGAAACTTAACTGATCCAAACTCTGCTGACTTAAATACACCACCTGTTTCTACCTTCATCCCGTCTAAGACACCGCATGACGGACAGGTTCTTTCATCTAAGGCTGTAAGCCATTCCTTGCCTTCTACAGTACCCGATTGCTCATAGGCTACCGTTGTTGCAAAATTAGTCGACCTTAGTATCTCGGTTCTTGCTATCAACTGTGATCTAAACTCGGTTGCATCCTTGTATACACTCCTGACACGTTTGGCTATATCATTAGTACCCTCGCCTTGTCTTAACCCTTCCTGTAATTGTTTGATCAGTAAGTCTTTTGTAGTCTGATTGACGGACTTAGCAAACGCCAAGCCTTCTTTACCTAGATACTTAATAGATTCCTGAGTAGTCAAATCTAGTGAGTTCTTTGCGCCCACCTGCGCCATCACACTCAGTGCCTTTTCTTCTACAATCGTCTTTATGTACTTAGCAAACTCCTTCTTAAACTTATCTTCCCATTCTCTATCGTTGAATATAAGGTCGTTAGTAGCTTTAATGGTTAAACGCTTAACGTCTTTCATGTTAGATACCTTCTCCAACACTTCCCGTTCCTGATCCTCTAATAGTCTATTGAGTCGTGTCCTCATCTCTAATTCCTGTGCGTCTGTCTTTTCCACCATCTGTTTCCAATAGGTTTCTTTGTAGTCAGCTACCAGTTCCTTTTGTAGTTTAGGTTTATGGTTATCTTGCATAGCCATCTGTACAAGTTTTAACAGACTCTTGTTAATCTCCTGTGTCACTTCTTCTTCCCTTAATACCGATAAAGTTTTATGAGGTACAGATACGTTAAACTTCTGTTTCTTTTTCTTATCGCTTTTTATTACTGGCAAGACAATCGCCTTGTCATCCTGCACATCGGTATCGGTATCATCGTCTGTATTATCATCATCTTCCATATCCCCTGTGTCGGCTGGTACTGGTGCTTCTTCCCCTATTGGTGTCATGCCAAATGGTAAACGTACTACATCCCCACCTTCTACGGGATCGAGGTTCTCTTTTTCCCTAACCTCGTTTATAGTCATCCACCCGTTTCTTAATCCGTTATCATATAGAGCCAGTTTAGCTTCGGTGTTCTCTGGCGATCTATCTATAAAATCAAAGAATAGAGTATCGTCATCCCACATCTTTAGGTAAAACTCATTAAGACAGTTAACCATCATAGTAACAATCGGGTTTACTGTTCTTTGTATAAACGCACTATTGGTAGCTTCCGCATTAGCCCTATTAACATCGTCTGTCAAACCGATAACAGTCTTAGGTACTTTGAATATTCCTAGTATTTCATCACGCATGGCTCTACGCTGTTCTGCAAAGTCCATATCCCTAATAGTCTGACCTATAACTGCTGGTTTGAATCCTGCTGTTAAGAATGCAACCTTATGTGCGTTATCTCTACCTTGAAACTTATTCTGCCACACCTGTATAAGTCGATCTACTTGTGCCTGAGTTAAGTTCTGATCTGTAGTCAAGATCATGTTAGGTAAAGCTGAGTTATAAAAGAATTTCCTATTCCAGTCGGCACTAAACTTATCCGTGTCTATCGCCATTGACGCTGATTGTATTGGTGACTTACCCCTATATGGTTGAGAAGGATTAACAAACCTAAACGGTATAACATCCTCTGCTTCAAGCCTAAATTCCTCACTACCTGCACGATACATATAGTGATCTATAACTTTAGTTTCTGAGGGGATAATAGTAACTCTGTCTGGTCTTACTTGCCACATGCTGACTGGTCTTTTCTTAGCATCACGCATAACTAACCAGTATGCTTCGCCTAGTAATTCCAAATAGACAACAGTTTCAAAAATATGATTATATTTATTTGAGTACGGATTAATCCCGTCTAGTAAAGAAAGGGATTCATGCTCGTATATCTCACTATAATCGACCTCACCACGCACTACCTTCTTTTTATATAACTGAAACTCAGTTGATGCTACTTCATGCGCTATAGCATTAATGGCTGTATAAGCCCACGATTCATAAGCGTTAAGCTGATCGGCTGATTTCCAACTAGGTGGCACTGGTAAATTCAAAAAAGACGTATTAGGTAATATTTCACTTGGTTTCTTTGCCATTTGCTTTTATTTGTTCCTTATCCAAAAGCTAGTATAGGTTCTGGACTTAAATTTTCATAGAACGCTAATACTAAACTATCACTCTTATCAGGTGAACGCAAACCACGTTTCTTAATATCCTCTTTTGATTCTATATAAAGCTGTCCTCGGCTATTATACTTATATTTGATATTTGTTAATTCTGACAGCAGTTCATCATCTTCAGGAATTGAGATATCCCCATCTCTTACCCGTTCCCTCAAACCCCAATAACTTTCGGCTCTTACGTTAGTAAACTTCTCAGTATCGGATGCGCTGCTAGCATTATTTATACCCACTACGTTGATATCTTCTTCCAACAGCCTATCTACTACCCCTGCGCCTACCCCGATCACATCTACCCTCACTTCTTCATAGTTTTCCTGCTTGTATATCGATTTAACTCTACCTACAGTCTGCATCGTGTCCTCTTTTGTGGTCACAGTTTGCCCTACAACACGTTTTCCAATTCTTTTGGTAATAACAGTCCTGTCACTACCATACCTTGCAACGTCTACCCCTATAATCTTCTTACCATCTGGCACTTGCTTATTAACACACCTCTCCAACCAAGCTAACGGGAATAGTGTATCTTGTCCTGCATCTGCAAACTCACCTAATACCCTTGTAATGTACATTGGTGAATCCTCACCCCACTCCTTCTTACGTTCTTCTATCCACCCTTGTGAGATACGCTTACTATCTAAACAACTGGTGGAATGCTTAACAAACCCGATCCTCTTACCTGCAAATATATCGTAGAAATACCCTGCTTTCTCAGCAGATGGTGTACTTATAACCAACTCTCTAATATCTCCTTCTACGTTAGTAAACGCACCCTCTATAGACTCATAAGTACCATCGGGTACAGCCTTACCCTCATCTACTATATAAAATAGGTTAGGTGCATGGAATCCTTCCATTTTCATAGGCTCATCTGATGCTTCTGCGGATATAAACCATTCAGGATTACCCTTCATATACAGCATAAGTTTCAATGGCTCTATCATTCCCTCTAAACCGATTGCACCCCAATCCGCATGTCTGGCTAATCTCATAATCTCTGGCATAAGTTGTTTCTCTACTTGTCGCCAAGCACTAGCAGTTACAATCGTTTTACTTGATGGTCTGGTTGCAAAGAACCACAAAGCAGATACGCTTGATGTCCAAGTCTTACCAACACCGTGTCCTGATTTCCATGCTGTCTTTCTATTCTTTGAAACGCTAGATAATACTGTTCTATGGTGTGGTTCTAAATCCTCATCACTTTCACCTAACACTATTTTTGCAAACTCTACGGGATTATCCTTAACGATTAATAAGTTATCAATCTGAGTCTGTGTCATGGGTATCCTGTACCTCTATGGTTTGTCCGCTAATAAGCTGTAGCACTTCTTCATAAGTTAGATGGTGTTCAATACTACCACTATGCTGTATTTCCTGACGTTGTAAACCGTCTATATAAGTCCATAGTAACTTAATCATTGTTTCATTACCATCGTAGGCTAGACTGGCTACCTTTCTAACCAATGCTTCTTTCCTTGTCATCCCACTAGGTAATTCTTCATCCAACACACCCCGTGCAATATCGGTTAAGGTTAAACCCTTTCTAGGTCTACCATTAGGATTACCGCTTTGACCTTCTTTCCAAAGCCACGGTTTAGATGTGTTTTCGATCTGTTTTACACTTTTGCTATCGTCTGCCATTCATCTTCCTTTCCTACAAACTTAGCATATCTTTTTCTTATTACATCACAATATTTAGGATCTATCTCCATCATATAGCAAGTTCTGTTTAGTTGTTCACAGGCTATTAGGGTTGAACCACTACCACCAAATAGGTCTAAAACTATATCCTCTTTAGCACTACTATTTGAGATAGCATTAACCCCTAGTTGGACTGGTTTTTGCGTTGGATGAAATTCATTAGCATTTGCTCTATCAACTTCCCATACAGTTACTTGATTATTTCCACCATACCAAGCACAAGACTTATTCTTCTTGTGTGCATAAAAACAAGGCTCGTGCTTCCCGTGATAATGAGCTGTGGATACAAATTGTGCATTGTTCTTTACCCATATAATTTGTGCTGTTATAACCCATCCTGCGGCTGCGGCTGCGGCTGCGGCTGCGGCTGCGGCAACATTTGCATCTGCGTACCAAAGATACAAAGAAGCGTCATCTGTAGTAAATACATTAGTGTGTGGCAGGGCGTTAGCATATATCTCTGTACCCACTTCATCTCCCACAAGTAACTCCCTTTCCTTTGCACCGCCATTGTAACCAACACCATAAGGCGGGTCAGTAAACACCATATCTGCCTTCTGTCCGTTCATTAGCTTTTCTACATCTTCTATCTTTGTACTATCACCACACATTAGTCTGTGTCTGCCTAGTTGATAGACCTCACCCAACTTACTTACAGCAGGCTCACTTGATACTTCTGGTGCTTCATCTTCCTCAACCTCTTTGCTCCACCCACTTGTATCTATACCCCATTCATCTAATGGAAGGTCTGACCACTCATTAGCTAAGATATCGTCATCCCATTCTCCAAAAGGCACGTTATCTTTTATTATAAACTCCCTTTTCTGATCCTCTGTTAACTCACTAGCTTTTTTGAACCAGTTATCTTTTATTCCCATCCCCTCGCTTTTTAACTCCTTTAAGGCTCGTAGGCGCATGTTACCCCCCAGCACTATGTTATCATCATCATAAACTATAGGTCGTAGATCAAGCATTTGTGGAAATTCTTTCAAGGACTTCTTTAGCTTCTTATAAGCGACCTCTTTTATCAGTCTTGGGTTATTTGGGTTAATTTTTAGGCTATCAATAACACTCATCTATCACTCCCCTACTCTACCCTACTCAACTTAGCTCTCTCGTAGCACTCCCCTACCGCTACCTTTGGCTGTTGTTATAGGCTTCCTGTAGATAACTAAATACTTCATCAACATCGACCTTTCCTATCACTTGTGCTTTCTTTCTCAATGCGTCTACCTTCTCTATACCTAGTTTATCCTCAACCCAATGTGTAAACTCTATGGGATTTTGGTGATTCCAGAAGTGACACCCCACACAAAGGCACAATCCGTTATCTAAATCCCATCTCGTTTGTCTATACACCCTTGAGATTATATGCGCTGAGTTTAGTTGCTTTGTTCTGCTTCCACATCTAGCGCATTCTCCTTTTGATCTGACTATTTTACTCCACAGCTCATCACACTTTTTTAGATTCGATTTCACTTAGTATCCCTTTTAGCTCCCTTACTGAGTACTTAATATCCCACTTCTCACCCACTTCCTGCAAGTCGGATGTGACCTGCTTATTCCTTTCATCTGCATCCAGTAACCTTTCAAGATCATCTTGTGTCCTAACTACTGGTACACCTAGTGCCATAGCTGTTAGTTCTTTATTTGATGATTTGTATATACCCTTAGCATCCATTCTCTCAGGTGACAGGTATAGGTCACATGTCTTTATCAGGTCGTGTACATTTGGATATGAGTAGTTATGGTTTACTATATTGTTAAACCCGATCCCTACAGGCGATTGAAAAGCTTGATTACTTATAACGTGTAATTCTAATGCGTATTCCTTCAATGCTTCTAGCGTCTGATGTAGGTAGTGGGTATTATGTGAATAACCAAACCAAGCTATCTTTTTAGCTCTACCTATATGCTCACCTCTTGGTGTGTGTTCCTTCAACTCAACTCTATCTGGTATACACTTAACAGGTGTCTTAACAAATTTCCTAATATATTCCGCTAGTGGTTCTGTAGAAGTCGTACAGTAATCGCACATAGATACATACTCCATAACATCTCTACCCTCTAACCAGTCGGGATCGCAAAGGTCGATAATCTTTATACCTTCGTATGCTTTCAACATAGGTTTCCAATAAACCTTCTGGAATATCATCGCATCGTACTTCTTACCGATAACATACCTCTCGCATTCATCCTCTGGATATTCTGCTTTCCAGTTTTCCCATAGCCACCTACCTCTAATCCTAGATGATCCTACTGCATTCAGTTCTCTGTTATCAAATTGCTCCATGCAGGAATAGCCGATAATCATATTACTCCT